TCATTAGCCTGATACATTTTTACTTGGTTGAGTGCGTCTGTGCGGCTCATTAGTTGTTCTCCTTTGCTAGTTCTTGCAGCGTGTCTGCTTGTGCAAGCACGATCTCTTTTTTAATACGAGCAATGCCCGAAGTATTTAATGGTTGTCCGTCTGAAAGCTTGCGTACAATCCGCTGCTTATCTTCTGGCTCTGTAATTCCTTTACTCTCCAGTATCTCGCCAATCTCCTTAATAGCCTGCGGTGCTGTTTGCATACGGCTTTGGATCTCTGCCTTATCTATCTCATCTTTAGAAGCGATAGAGTCAATCACACCGATCCCCATGAAGCCTAACGCTCGCCCAACTGCACTTGTTTCGCAGTTCTCAATAGCGCTCGTCTTGTTGATATAACCATCTCCCCAGAGAGCTTGAGAGTAAGCGGTAAACTTACGCTGTGGAGTGGTCCAGTCTGGCGTTACGGTTGCGCGGATCACTACCCTATCATCTTCAGGCTTGCTGACGAGCTTTGTCGTAATAGCGCCCTCTGGATATTTCTCGTTGAAGTAGATTACTCGATCCGATACAAGCACGTATTGCTTGCCCTTAATGTCGATTGCTTTATCTTGTAAGCTCATTATCTGTTCTCCTTATATGCTACTGCTAACGCGCCTATAATAAGCCCGAGCAGGAACATGGTACTCATTGCCCACATTTATTTGTCCTCCAGTAGTGCGAAGTTCTTTAGAGCTTCTTCTGCTTCTTTTTTGCTGAGTTGCCCAGCCCTATACTGAGCAATAATTTTACTAATCATTTTTGCGTTCTCCTATTTAGTTTGTACTTATTATTATAAGCGTAGCAATATCAAAATGCAATGCTTATTCTGCAGCTTCTCGCATACTTTCCAGCCAAGCGTCTTTAGCTGATTCGTATTGAGCATCAAACTGAAAAGACCGTTCATCGCGTTCCATCTCTGCTCGCTCATGCTCTGAGTACATATAAGTTACATCCGCTCCGCAATCTTCGCAGCGGATCTCTACTAGGCAAGGCCAGCCATCGTACTCTTCAAAGAAAAGTTCTTGGTCTTTATGGGCGCAGTTATTTTTCATTGCACACCTCTTCGAGCGCTTTTGTAAGCTGTCCTAGAAACTCAATCGCTTCAAACTTAGTTAAGCGCTGTGCAGGAAAGCCTATAGTTGTTTCTTTTATTGCGCTGCCAAACTGATTGTTCGGTCTGGTTATTGTTACTGCTTGCTTCATGGTCGCGTTCTCCTTTATTACTTACACACTAATTATAAGCCTAGCGGTATTATATTGCAAGTCTTATTCCAAACAAAATACCGCCAGGTGGAGAACGCGAGTTCATGCCTGACGGTAAGTTGTTATTATACCTTATTTTTGCTTTAAATATTCTCTTAATTGCCTTAAAGATTCTGTAAACTGTGAGCTTAGACCATCGGCTCGTATGTGCTTTTTATTATTTGATAGGTGCATGAAAAGTATATCTATTACTTCATCAAGCCAGCCCTTACTATATTCAAACCACTCACCCCTAACGTGCCAGCCAGCTTTCTTAAGTAAACTATGTATATGCTGCTCTGTGTTGTACTTATAAGGTATTTTAATAACTAGTATTTCTTCTAGGCTTTTAGGGTTATCAGATCTTATTAAAGTTATTCTCTGTTCTGGCATATTGGATATACCAATCTTAATATACTCATCTACCCTAACTATGTATATATAGCCAATGTCATATTTATTTATAAGTTCTTGTGTTTCAGTAAAAGTAAGTTTAGTCATAGTTCCCTTAATGCATAACTACCGTTGTTATCCGAGCATAGTGGTAGGCTGGTGCTGGTAAAAGATGTATTATTTTGACAAAGAACATAGGGTACACTAAACTAGACCCTGAGCTGGAGTAAACACTCCTAAGCCTTTGGGCTTCTATGAGCCACCAAATCGTCACTTGGTGGTTTTTTAGTGCTCCTACCGTCGTCACCCTCGCATGAGCGGTTAGTGTGGTCGCCTAGATATTATTTACACACGCCTCTAGGCATTTGAGCTGGAGCGTGTTAGCAGTGATTATATATCACTTTTTATATAAGTCCAAGTTTTCTAGCACAAGCAGGCCATTGACCCCAGCCCGAGCGAGCTTGCAGCCGTTGCGCTGCGGCAATCTGAACTTCTCTTGGTGCTTGCCAGGCAAACGCGTAGTCTGTCGCCATAGCATTCCACGTGCTAGGCAAGAATTGCAGTCCACCGTCAAAGCCAGAGGATCCGTTATAATCCCAACGTCCACCCGACTCGCATAAGGATAGTCTATCCCACACACCCATGTCTGAGGTATTTACAGCGGTTTGGATTGCCTTTGGCGCGGGCTTCGGTACAATGCTTGCTTTCGCTGCTTGTGCGCGTTGTAGGGCTTCTGATATTTCTTGTGCTTTTATTGCTGCCAAGCGGGCTTCTTCAGCAAGTCGTGCCTTTTCTATTTGCTCGGCTCTACGCTGAAGCTGAGGCTGCACGATAGTTTCCCAGTCTGGGCTTTCGGGCGCTGTGAGATAGCTTTCAATTTCAGTACTTTTAACATTGCTTTGAGTTTCATTTGTCGATCCTTGAGCTATGTAGCTTCTAATAAATATTCCCAGTAGTACGCAGATAATGAATACAATCAGAAGCTTGAAGTTGATACGCAAAATGCGCCCTCGTTTATCATGTTGGCTATACTACGCCCTTAAGTGCGTATGTCAATAAGCCCATGCGAAGAAGATATTGACGAATAAAAATAATAGGCGCATAACAAAATCAGTACCTTACAAAAAGGGGAAGAGATGTACCTCACCATCACTGTCAACGGTGAGGACGTTGTCTTCACCAACCAGACCGCTAAGGTGTATCGCTTCAGGAAGCTCCCTGAACTCGACCACGCCTACTACGAAGATTCCACTCGTTGCTTCTATGCCTTCGATTGCGAGCAGCTTTGCGAAGCGATGGAGGCTGACGGGTGCGAAACAATCACGAACGATTACCCGTCCGAGAATGACTATGACGCGTATGTGAACCACACTGCGAGCCATGTCGATGAAGAACTGGAGCGCCTCGATGGAGAGCTTTGAGGGAATGAGTCCAACACAGAACCAGCTCATGCGAGCAATCAGGCAGCGCATGAATGTCCTGCATTCGGAGATTGCCGAACGCACGAAAGAGCTTGACGAGCTTCGAGAAGAAGCCAAAGCCATTCTCTACGGCGGTGTGGAATGATCCTCTGGAAGATCTACCGCAACGCCTGCTACCGAGTAGCCGATGGACTGGCTGAAGCCATGCGCAAGCTGCTCGGTCATCTGGAGTAGGAGGTGTCTATCTCATTCAGGGCTTATCCCCCTGAGGGTCTGCTTACCCGACAAGCAGAAGTGCAGGACTTCCCAACCTGCCAAAATGGAGTTCCCCAAGCTCCGACTCATAACGGCTGAGTATAACTGCCGTTTCTTCTTTACTTAAAAACTTACTACCTGCTGCCTCACTATTAGTTAGCTAAGGCGAGTTTTTACGCTATAGCCATAGTTGTAGATATTCTCAAACATTCGCTCGGCATCGGTTGGCGCAGAGTTGTCCTGCAAAAACCTTTTACCGTACTTCTTCATTTGGCGCAGCATACGCTCATGGTCATACTTCCCATATGGATTGAGCCAGATATTCTTAAACGCCAAAGCGAATGAACGGTGCTTATACTTATCCCAGAACTCGCCCAGATCCTCTAAGGCAGAACAAAGCTCGTCTGTGCGGGCTGGATCCACTGCCTTGAACTTTCCTGACTTGAACATAGAGTTGGTCATTGGCTCTTCAAGCGATAGATACTGGATCAAAACATCGTGGTTTAATACCCAGCGCTCTCGGAAGTTAAGATACGTGCCGTAGTGCTTATTGCCTTGTCCAGAATAGCTGAACGCATAATCGAGCGGACTCCAATTCTTAGAGCTGGCGTTGAGCCGCTGGGCATCTTTAATGTCTGCGCCTTCCCATACTACGTAATAGATAGGGAGTCCAAGCATTTTTACCGCTTCGAACCTGTGCTGTCCGTCAATGATTTGGAACGCATCATTCACAATAATTGGATTGTAAGCGAGCGACTCTGCATTTTCGTTTATCGAGTCTGCCAATTTTCGTATATGGCTTTTATTTAGGGCTCGATTTCCCATAAGTTTGTTGGTTTCCACATCGAATTTATCATATTCTGTGGACTTCAAAATGGTGTTACCCATAACATTTTTCTCCGTTTCTGCGAGACAGCAGGTAGCAAGTTTTCAAGGTGGATCCATTGTACTCAATGCTCGAGCGCAGATCAACCCAACAAAAAAGCACCGCATAAAATAACGGTGCTTCTCTGCTTGATCTGTGGGCTGGCTAGTATGCCTGTGGGCGGTCTAATATGCCCGCGTCTAGTATATCAGAAAGGAACAATCCCTCTAGCGGGTATTCTCTCATCAAGGTAAATCCACTTGTCGATAATCGGCAAGAGTACTGGAAGCGCAACGCCTACAAGTGTTTGCCATGTGCCAGTAAGCTCTGCAGCTTGTGCTACAAGCACTGGTACGAGTATTAAAAGCGCCATACGAACTACGAATTTAATTGTTTCGATTGCTGTCTTACTCATTATTTCTTCCTCCAATTTAATAGCTTCTGCAGCCAGCTTTGTCCTTGCTGAACAATAGCCTCTGCTTCGGTTTCGTTTGCTTGTTCTTGCGTAACTTGTTTTTCTAGCTCGGCAACCTTATCAGCACTTACTTTTAGCTGATTGGTGATAGCTTCGAGTTCTGCCTTTGTAGGGCGAGCTGATAGCTCCTGAACCTGCTTAGCGAGTACATCGTAGTCTTTTACTTTACGGTCAGTCATCTGCCATTCTGGAGTGTCTCTGAGTACCTGTAGGGCATCAGCTGGTTTACGGCCATTCCACTGAGCAGCTGCTCCATCGTTCTCAGCTGGGCGGTGTAAGCCTGTAAGGTAAAGTTGTTTCCCTGCATTAGTATCCATAATATCTCCTTGTGCAGCTGGAGCTGCTTGTTTAAACTTGAGCCACCCTAGCACATTGGCATAGGTATATCTTTTAGTATACGCTCCCGAACCCATTGGGTCATTTTGCTGGAACACATCAAGGGTACGAGTGTTAGCTGATACGACGATTCCTGTGTGTCCATGTCCACCACCTACCTTATTACTGAAGACTACAATATCTCCTGGTGACGGAACGCCTGTAGGGGTGTTAGCTACCCAGGTAAAGGCGTCTGGTCGCTTACCAGCCATAAGATAGGCCGATGGAACTGGGAAGACTGGTGTACCACCTATCCCCTGGTCTTCTGCCCAGTGCTGAACCAGTGAAACGCATTGTCCTGTGATACCGCCTCGGCTAGGTACTTTCTTCCCCTGCCAGGCGTTCATAAATTGCTGAAGAGTGACGCTCATTGTGTATTCCCCTTTATGCTGGTTAGTAATTTTACGATTTCCTTTTGGGTATTCAATATTTCAGCTTGAGTTTCTTGTATTTCTTTTAGCGGAAGATCACGGAAGTCTGCCAGTTGCCCCTTGAGTTCGGCAATCTGTCCCCGTGAGACGAGGTGGTCAGCAGCACACTGCTTGGTTTCTTCTTTTAAGATATTGACTTGTTCCTGTAGAGCTTCGCTGTTTCCCTTCCAGACATTGATAGTATCTCTCTGACGAGCAGCCGAAGCAATCGCCAAGATAGCGACTAGGGCTGTGGCGTAAGAGAGAATTTGCATGACTTCCATATGCTAAACCGATTCGTAAGTGCCCTGCCTCATTAGATAGCTAAGATTGTTAAGGTTGATGGTCCTGGTGTGCCAGCAGCAGGAGATGCAGTTCCCCTTAGTGAAGTGCTACCAGTAGAAGTCTGTACAGAAACCCTATATGTTTTTGATCCTGCACTGGGAGTTTGTAAAATGGTTAGCCCTACACTGTATAAATGACCACCGGTAGCAGATGATTGTAGAATGCCACCAATAGCCGTACCACCGACTGCACCATCCCATATTGTAATATTCGAGTTGGAAGTGCCATTATGCTGTATTATTCCGCTGAGTATAATTAAAACCGATCTTGACCCAGATGGAACAGTAACGGTTGTAGCTAGTCCAGCTACGTCTGTGTTTGTAGTGCCTGAACTTGCCGCGTCTGCGGTAAGTGCGCTATATCCAAGTTTAATTGCATTAGTAGCCAGACTCCGAGCTGCGATAGCGTTATCGCCTATTCCTGTACCATCATTAAAACTTGCGTCATTTGTACCGAGAATATTCCACTTCGCTGCCGAAGGCTGTTCTCCGAATACTACACTCCAACTTGCGTATGCCATTTACTTTCCCTCCATTGCGAACTTGGGCGCTTGCACTTTTACATTCTTACTAATTTCAATAACTGTTTTAGGATCTGGCGCTGCTGGATTGCTCATCATGCGGCGTTCTTGGTTAGTAAGAATATCGTTATTGCCGCACATACATTCCCAACCCCATAATCCATCGAGGCGCTTGCGCCCTGATACAATCTTGGCTTGGTTTGGATCTGGATTATTATCGAGCCAGTCTATCACTTCCCCTTGTGATGAAGTGAATAATCGAATATCTCGGCTTGCGCCACACTTCTTGCAGGTGATTGTATACGCCTTGTGCATACTTATACTTAAGTACGAAATCTAGCTCTCGTCAATAACTAGCTTTTGTAATCCCAATTATCAAAGGCATACGAGCCTTCTGAATATATCGTGTAATAGATCCCATACACAGATTGGTACGCTGCTATCATCGTGCTGCTCATGCGCAGATATACATTCAAGTACACATAGACGCGCTCTGTTGGCACTACGTTTACAGAATAGGTTATGTCAAAATAACCCGCAGCTTCTACTGCGTTCGAGGTTGTGAACTTTGTATAAGGCATAGGCACAACGCTTGGCAGCCCAGAGCCAGAGCTTAGTAATATCGAGCTGACTTCTGCTTTTGGCAATACGAATGTAGGCGATCCGTCAGCAAGCGTAGTAGCAATATAGGTGTCAGTTATATCTATGCTTGTTGAGCCTTGAAAGCCTGTTGAGTTTGTAACGGCAGAAGAAAGCGTCAATGTAGCGCTGCCACGCTTAAGAACAGTCCGCTTGAATTGGTCTGGCATTCCTGAAAGCTGCTCTGTCGCAAGTTGTGGTAAGTTTGTTGGCATAGTTTTCTCCTTATGGTGCTATTTGATCCACGCTGCCGATTGAGCTAATTCCAATTCTAAAGTAGGTGATGAGATCACGCTGCAAGAGATTTAGCTCTTGCACAAAGCCTTCATTGGAGCTTACAACTGTGCGAATGCCATACACGCGCCAGTAGCGCCCTTGCCAGCTTACCAAATCGCCAAACTGCAGTTCAGGCAATGCTCGGATCTTAATGTTTTGTAAGTTCTCACCGTCCGCATAATCATTCAAGATAAGCCCTGCGTAACTCTGCGCCCAGCTCTTATTCTGAATATACGGATTAGATATCTTTATCGGGCGCTCCTCATAAGCCGTAACCGAAAGATCACGCTGCTCTCGGTAGTACACTTGGCTTGTAATCTTCGCTGGTCGTCCGAAGATAATAAGGCTTGTAACATATGCGGTGGAAGTAGAGCTATTATAAAAGCGGATCTTCGCAGCTTGGGCGAATGCGTCAAAGACTTGAATGCTTACGCTTGCAGATAAGTCCGTACCAGAGCCGTTACTTGCAGAGTTTGCCACATAACCCGAAGGCTGATAGGCTTCAAGAATTGGATCCTCAAAGCTTACAAATACTTCTTCGGTTGATCCTGCAGCTATTTCAATGCTGCTGGAGAGTTGCCAGATAGGTTGCGCGGGCTGTTTCTCTCGCACATCGCTCTCAACTTCTACTACGTTGATAATATGATCCTCGCCCACAACTTCAGCGTCTATCACCATGCTCGTTGGCAGCACTCTTTGCACTTCTGTATAGGGGAAGTTATCCCAGTGCTGTCGATTCTCAAAACGAATTACGCCTTCTTCATCTTGGTACACGTGCGCATTCTCGGCTTGCGCTATTTGGTGGATTGCTTCGGAGAAGCGTGTACCCTTCTCGAACATAGCGAAGGGAATAATATTTATGCCTGTGTCTAGCTCATACTGCGCCGTAGCAAAGCCTAAGTCAGTAAGCAGCGTTTCAATAATCTGATCCGAACGCTGTGCGGTGTACATAGAAGTCTGGTCAATATATTTATTTTGCAGATAGCCAATGAAATCATTTGCTTCAAGTTTCACGACTGCCGAACGGCGGGAGTATTCGGGTGTTTTCGTTGTAAGCCCAACAAACTGCGGTATCTGGTTGTTAATACCGTTGTAATCAAAGCCCGCGTTAATAATAATCGGTCTACGAGGTAGTTGTGCCGTAAAGAGTTCGCTCGATCCGCCAGCAATGCGCGGCGTAAAGCGTCCAGTGGTATTATCTAAGCTGACATTTGCAAGTGCAGTGGAGAGTCCACCGAGCGGCATATTTAAGCGGCGTTCATATTCAACCGATACCACATAGTCCGTTTCGTTGGTGTAACTATAATTATTCCAGTCAGAAGTAATAGCACCCTCTGAAGCGATACCATCGCCCGCGCCAATTAGAGAAACGCCAACAGTAAAAGGGCGATACGTTGCGTTGTATGCCTTCTTCCAGGCGACTTGCGTGGACTGGCTGACATTACGGTAGTTATCGTATGCTTCTACACTCCAAGCATTCTCAACTGCTCTCATTATGACTCCGTCAGTACAAGCTGAAAGTCTGCCAGGTAATCAGTTCCAGGCGTAGAGAACTTACGCTCGATTAAGTCTATATGCACATTCGTTTCTGCGACAGTAAAGTTTGTTTCGGTTACTTCCCACGTCTGAACGGTATCAGTATTTTTATAGGTATCATAAATAGTCTTGATAGCTGAATACTCCGCAGCAGTAGCGTTCTTGAAATCTAGCGTCCAGATATGCTTAGTGCCAACCAGCGAGTTGTAATAATCCCGATGAATACGTCCGTCCAGCGTTTGCACTTGCGCAAAGCGCTCAATCTTTTTCTCACTTACTGATATTGGGTTTCTTATTTCTACCCCGCCTAATACATACGCCATGCTATACTCCCATCATTTCTGCCACCGTAATATTGCGGCTGTTAGCAATAGTTTTCAGATTGGCTGCCACCATTTCAGCAAGCTTGCGAGCTTCACCAGGCGTGCCTGTGAAAATACCCGAGAGTGAAATGTTAATTGCTGTTTCCTGCTGTCGTGTGATTGTAGCTGGTGCTTGTCCTTGCGTTGGCTGTGGCGTTGCTACCATATCTGCAACCTTGAAGCCCGTACTTAAGCCTTGCATATCCGTAAAGAGTCCACCGTATTGCTTCTTAATATCAGCCGTTCCAATCGTAATCTTATCGACAAGCGAAGGACTGTGGCGCTTGTTCGGATCCAATGCGCCCGCTACTGCGTCTTTCACGCCCTTAGCTGCGTCTTTTACCCAGTTGAAAGCATCGCGGAATGGTTTAGTTATGGTGTCATAAATACCCGATACCGCTTGCTCAATACCTCGCTTCATATTTATAAAAGAAGTTGTAACACTATACGAGGTGTTTTCAACCCAGCGCCCGAAGTCCGTAAACGCTGCGGCGACTGCTGATACTATTTTAATAACCGTTCGCAATATACCTATAAAGATAAGCAGCGAAGCGACTACAACTACACCGATAATAAAGCCTAAAGCTTGCAGCGTGGGTATAAGCCAATCTTTATTCTGCGCCCAGAACTCTCGTAGCGTTGGCATGAGGTTGAATTGTATCTCATTCCAGAGTTGCTTCAAGGCGGGCAATACGTTCTGCACGAATGTAGCTACGAGCAGATCCCATACGGGCTTAAAAGTAGTTACGAGGAAGCTCCAGAACTGTTGTAATCCTGTGAATAGCGCACCGAAGGCAGCCTTAATATTTTCTAGTACTGGATTAGAGCCATCACTCCATTGCTGAATAAGAGCTTGCGCCCATGCGATTGCTGGCGTAAGTTTTTCTGCTATGCCGCCACCGATTGTTTCCATAAGGTCGTTGAACATATTTTTTACTTTGTCCAAAGAGCCAGCGAAGGTATTGCCAGCGGCTTCTGCGGATCCTCCGAACTCTTTAGTCAGCTCTGCGATGATAACGCGCTGCGCTCCAGCAGTATCCCCAACTGCTACTAAATCTTTTACGAGGTCTTTTTGGCTTTCAGAGAGCCGAACACCAACACGCTGCAAGGCGGTTACTCCGAGAACTGGATCCTGCAGCGCCTTACCCACCTGAATAGAAGTTTGTGTGAGGTCTGTACCCATTGCTGTCGCCATATCTGCTACGGCTCGCGTTGCGTCTGGGAATACGTCTTTGCCAATGTTTGTGAATGTGAGCAGCATATTCTGTGCTGAACGTGCTTGCTCATCTGAGTAGCGAGTGTTGCTTTGGAGTTCGGTGGAAAGTTTATTGACTTGATCTGCTGTAACGCCCGCTATGCCGCCCGTAGATTTAAGCACTGCGTTTGTTTGTGAGATAGCCAGCTCTGACTCCATGAACGCTTTCGTAGACTCAACGCCGAAGGCGACAGCAGCAGCACCAGCTACAGCAATGCCAGCAGCCGCAACCGCGCCCAGCTTGCCTATGCCGCCCATTTTCCCACCGAAGTTATCTAGGGTCTGGCTTGCCCTATCATCTGCGGTAATAACTGCTTTGATTTGTGCTTCTGCAGCCAACTTAATTGCCTCCTGCGTGCTTGCTCATAATTTCTTGCTTCTTACTTATAAAACTATATATCTTGAGGTTAGTAAAGAAGTCATCAACAGGCTCATCTGCTAACTCTTGTGCAGATAAGCCAAAGAGCTTGCGATAGAGGTATTTCTGGATTGCTAAGGGCATTTGGGAGCGCTCATTAAATATCGCGTCCTCAATGTCCTCTATGCTTTTGGGTCTTGTCCTGTGAGCCGTTCCATTACGCCAGTAAAGAACTCACCTGGCATATCGAGCATATCCTCTTTCGTAAACTCTACGAGCTTACCGTCTTGGGCTATCTCGCCTTTTATAAGCCTATCTGAGAGTAAGTCCACCATGAACTGCATAGCTTCTTGATTATTATTTGTTTCTTGAACGGTTGCAATCTTTGCCTGAATATCCTCATACTCTCGGACTGGAATAGCCTGAAAGATAACATAACTATCAGCATAGCCCTCGCCGAAGAAATCGAGCGAGATACGCTTTTCAATTTTTATCATATCGTTCTCCTTTCAAGTGCCTTTTCTATAGACCATTTATATCTTAACAAACGTTGTCTAAGCGTATCATACGCTATACCAGACTCATTTGACCATTGCCGAATAGTTAGAGTTTTACCGCCATAGGTAAAGCGATAGCCATTGCTACGATTATCAGCTTGCTCTTGCTTGGTAGCCCAGCGGCAGTTATTAGGCTCGTAATTGCCATTGTTGTCAATACGATCTATCGAATGCTTACCAGTCGGGCGTTTGCCCATATCTTCATAAAAAGCGGTAAAACTTTTGCGCCAGCGATCACATACAGATATGCCTCGCCCACCGTAATTTTTATACCTTTTATCAGTTTCTCTATAGCAGCGATCCCTCATATGAGTCCATGATCTATACTCTGGAGTATTTCGCATTCCATGTTGCTCAAACTTTAGATATAATGGGTCGCCATAAAACTTGAAGCGCTGACCATGCTGTGCGCAGTAGCCATAACTCCAAAGTTTTTTATCACAGCCTTCTATTTTGCATATTCTCATGTGTTAATAATAACACAAAAGTATTGTACAGGCTACTAATACCCAGTTCCGCTGTATGTATTTAGCAGTATGCACGAGCTGATTATATCAGCAGCATTCGCAGCGTCATAGTTAGCCTTGAACTGAATGCTCTGCGATACGATAGTATCGAGTCCACGATCCTGTTCCCATTCGGTAAAGTCTACGCGCGGGAACTCCATCGCCAGGCTAGAGTTGACCGAGCTGCGCACAAAGCTGATACCCATAGCCTTATAAGTGCCATCAAGCATCAGGTTGCGGTAGGTTTCGTCTTGCTTCAAGAGTTCGATAGATCCTTCTACGGCGAAGTTGGTAGCCAGTACATCTTCTGGCTCAACAGTTCCGAGTACCACGTCATGCGCGGCGTTCTTGGTGAAGTTGATTTCGAGCTTCTTCAAGCTAATCGCACTAGCGGCGGCAAGTCCTGCGGTGTTGGTCGCAAGCTTGAATACGAGGTGCTGGTGCAAGAACTTATTGCCAAGCGTGTTGAACGTAGCTGTCTGGCGCGTGTACGAGCGCCCTACGCGGCTTAAGAGTCCGACAGTAAAGTTTACTATGCCATTCTGCTCAACAACGATTTTAAGGCTATCTATTACGCCCAGGCTATAAAGCTCTGCATAGTCAGGATCCTGATACAAAATAGACAGGCTCTGGTGCTGGTTAGAGTTTGCGAGCGTGTATGTGTGCGTGTAAGGGTTAGCGCCAGTAGTTACAGGCGAAGCTCCGAGAAGTCCAGTAAGGATAATCCCAGCGAGCTTATCATCTAAGTTACTCTCGAACTCTCCACTCGCCATGCGCTGCGTAACAAAGTTGCTATCGCTATCAGCAAGCTTACCCATTCCTTCAGACTCTCGTGCTGTTTCAGTTTTGTCATCAAAGCTAATCGTGCTGCGTGGTATCCAAAAGCCGTTTGTAATTGTGCCTGTGCCGCGTGTGCTTTCTTTTGCAATTAGTAGTTGTCCTAATCGTCCAACGTGCTTACTCATATTTTTTATACTCCTTTTACACTATGTAAATACTATGCACCTTAACAGTAATTTCAATGCCACGCGCCCAGCCTGCTTCGTACTGATAGTAGCTTGGCGTGCCAATAGCGGCTTCCATGTAAACTACCTGCGCATAATCTCCGAGCGTGATATTGCTATCAAGCGTATCGAGTACATCGCCAGTAATGTTTTCAATGGTTTGCTCTGCAAGCTCAACTGCGTCCGTATTATCCCGATCCTGTCCGATCTGCGCTAAGGCAAGAATGCGAAAGGAATGAATGCGCTTATTTTCTGCATTCGTATAGAACTCATTATCAGATCCAGCGAATGTAATAAAAGCGCAGGGGAAGCCGTCAGGGTTGAGCTTCTCGTGGCTATAGACTTTGTTAATGGTGCTAATCGTAGAGATTTGCGTAATCAACTCTTTTTTGATGTTCTGAATTACGCCCATGCAATACTCCTTACTCCAGTTATCGTATATTTATACCTATGCGTCAATAACTTCATACGTTCCGCCCAATCTCGTCTAATACCTTCTGGACTGCGTTCTCGAAGTTCTTCTCAATCTGTTTCCCATCTTCTTTCAATGAGTCCGCTAAGAATGGTCTGGCTCGTATATAGCCAGTTCCCTCATGTAGATACGTAGCGTAGTCCATGCGGTTATAGAGCGTTCCCTTACCAGGTTGAAACATACTCACCCAATTTCGCGTCAGGCTATATGTTCTGTTTTGGTAATACTCATTCGAGTAGCCTTTTAGCGTAACAGTACGCTCAACTTGCCAGATAGAGCCTTCGATAGCCGTATTCAAGTGTTTCACCATGAGTTCTGGCGCTTTGCGGAACGCCCTGCGGATCTCCTCTAAGTTAGTGATCCGAACGGTATACTCAGCCATTTTTGCTCTCTAAGATAACTTGTATGTGTTCTAATAAGCCCGATCCCTCGAAGCGGCTCACTGCTTTCACACTGTAACGCTTGCCCGAGCCGTCATCTACTTGGTCGCCTTCTTTGATAGGTACAGATCCGTCTACCCACATATCATAAAGCGCGCCTATGCGCCCGCCGATGTCATTCGTACGGCTAATTCCTATCGGCTGAATATCTGCCTGGTACGATGTGAATGTAGCTGAATAATTTTGTATTGCAGCTCCAAAAGGTCGCAGCCGCCTGATAGTGATATCGTGGCTTGCAAAAAAGAGCGCCATTAGTTAAGTCCTGATATTGCTACATCGCAGTAAGGGCGAAGTATATCATCTAAGCCCAGACTCTCGATAAGGCTAGAGTTGCCGCTTGCAGTAGAGCTATCAAAGTATTCAACTTTTCGCTGTCCTTCTTGCTTCGACTTAATACTTGTGCCAGCCGTACCGTTTTCTAGCATGAATGCTGCCATGCGTGCGCACGCTTCAGCGAGATCATCGGGAATCGTGGCATAGCCCGCTGTGTAAGTTATTTTCCAGTTGTGATATGTGCCGCCAAGCCCAATAAGAGATTTAATAATGCCCGCTTCTTCATCTACAAAGAAGTCCTCTGTATCTAATAGCTCGAAGCTTGCATTGTTTCCTGCCTCATCGCGCCATTCAACGCTCGTCATGTCTATCACAGGCTTATTGCGCAGCACGAGTTCATTGCCGCCGATACCATCGTAATACTCAACATAGGCGGTAGAATTAAAGCTTGTTACGCCGCAGTAATTCAGAATAATCTTAGTCGCGTAATTTATATTGCGAGTAATAAGGTTGTCTTGAGTACTGCCTGTAATGCCAAGCAATTCTTTTACGTCTGCTACTGATGTGAGGGCTTCTGGCGAGAGAGCTGTCATGCTGTGTTGTCCGATCTTGTTATCATCTTATCTTTGTACGCGATGCCCTTGCGATAGAGCTTGCGTGCGAGAGTAATTGGCACGCTTATAGTTTCACCAGCCAAGCGCTGCTTGTAGTCCTTGAGTAGGCGTACTCGTACTCTTTCCATATCCCTATATAACTACTCGTGAAGATATACGTCAATAACCACAAAAGCGCCCGAAGGCGCTTCTGCGTAGCACTCGACTAGACTTATGCTAGTCTGCTGCTATTCTACCAAAGTTTCTATTAAACTCCAGTAATCTTCTTAACTGCTTCGGTTAGTGTGAGTTCTGCGTCAACGCGCTTCTCTACACGTACGAATACCAAGTTCTTTTCGAACGCGCTTGATCCGCCAACAGTGGCTTCATCAGATACGCGTACCGAGATACCAGCACGATCTACAATCTGGTAGTAGTTGAAGTCGCCCAAGTAGAGCTCATTCCCTAGATTGTTCTGTTCGTACATAGGTCGCCCGAGAAGGCTTCCGTATGGGCTATCGCCCAAGTTCTGTACGAGATATCGGTTCTGGGTGTCTTTTAGCTGACGAACGGTTGCGAGGGTACGAGCGTTTCCAACCCATACTGCACGCCCACGATAGCCCTGCTTCAAGTCATGGAACAATTCAATTACATCATCAGCCATGTTCGCGCTTTTAGCACGTGAGCCTACGGTGTACTGGTTTACTCCAGTTGGCTTACCTGATCCATCACCAGTCCAGAATGCTGCATCTTCTTTTTCGGCAAGGCTCTGTGTCATCAAACCAGCGATGTAGTTGACGATAGATCCGTTTACGCCAAGAGTAGCGTCATCTGAAAGTTCCTGCGAAAGCGGTACGATAGAAGCTAGAGAGTAAGGAGTGAATACTAGCTCTGCGAATTGAGCGGTGCTGGTAGCCTTAACTGCAGCTTCGTTACGCCATTGTGCCTGTGGTCGAGTATCGAGTTTTGGCAAGTGGAGTTCGTTGCTTTGTGTGGTAATGGTGTTAGCGATCTGGCGCATAACAGTTGCGTCTCGGAGATCTTCTACGATCATGTTCGAGAACTCTGCTGGCACGAGGTATCCACCTAGAGCGTCAGTACCTTCTACGAGTACCTGAAGCTTTTCTTTATCACCGTGCATAAGAGCGCTCATAAAGTGAATGGTCTTACCAGTGATTTCAGTGTACTGCTTACCAGCGTTCTTACGTTCTGGGATTACGTGCTTGATTTCAGCAAGCTTATCTACTGATACGCTTCCCAAGCTCTTGTCCATAATCATTTTATCGCTGCCCATTTTCACGTCAGCCATAACTGGCACGTGTGCTTCTGCTTTTACTTCGGCATCAAGCTTTTCGCTTAATTTACCAAAAGCCTTTGCAGCAATAGCTTCAGCAAGATCTTCTACTTTTGTATCTTCAGCGCTTTTAACTTCAGCTTCTTTGGTGCTGATGTCTGCAGCTTCTTTCTTCAAAGTTTCGAGCTCTGCTTTTTCTGCGTCAGTAATACTGCCGTCAGCAAGCTTTGCTTGTAAGTCTGAGATTTGACCCATGTATTAAAGTCCTTTCTTATTATCTTGTAGCAATTTCTCGGTTACGCGATCCAATGCTTTTAGTAGTGTGCGCTGCCGACTATCTTCTGTTTCTGCTAGGAGCTGTCCAGCTATCTTGTCGATTGCTTTTAAGCCACTTGCTCGCACATAGGGATTGCCGTCATCGGGCGAGGATTTAGCCCGCAAGCTATTCACCTCATGTTCCAGCTCTACTAATCTCTTAGTAAGCTGTTCTATATCGTTATGCTTCATTTCTTCTTCCGCGTCAATAACTCCAACTACGCTGTTGATAACGCTTTTCTCAAAACCTGCATTCTCTAAGGACTTATAAGCCATCATGCGAGCTTCTGGGTTAGCTGGTACATTCACTGCAGAGATTTCGAGGAGTTCCTGCTTGGTAAATGTATTGCCTTCAGCTTCTAAGGGCTTAAAGCCTACGGAGAAGCTGTTGATGATGCCCTGATCAAACATTGCCTTAATAGCTCGAGCTTCTGGAGTGATGTCGTGAAACTCTGGCTCGAATACCATCTTAGCGTCTGCGCCCTTGCCTTCAGTGCGGACATTCTTCGCATTGCCAATAGCCGGGATAGAATGATCGTGCGCCCAGAGCAATACAGGATTTGCCATAAAGTTTTTTGTTTCCCAGCCTTCAACGAGAACTTTCTCGCCATGCCGATCCTCAACTGCTGTAGAAGCGATAGCAATCATCTTTTTGCCCTCTCGCTCTATATTTGCCTTTACTGTATACATAATAGTTTGACTCCTCTTTGATACTGCTATCTAATAACCTGCGAACAGAATCGTCAAGAACTCTAAAGCTGATCCACCTTAGCTTGCGTTACATCACTATTGGCTTCAGTGTCAGCGAGTATCTTGCCCATCGTACCTGCAATCGTATGAGCAGATAGTGGCTCGTCCCATACCCCACCAAGGCTAGGCATAGTTGCAATAGCAGGTGCAACAGGCAATCCCTCTGCCCACAAGTCCAAGTTGCCAAGGTCAATAGCCACACCAGCAGGGTAGGCAACATTCACATCATCGACGTAGAAGTATCTATCCGTGCCAGTAGCGTCGGTAGCTCCTGTGACTTTCATTTCAATCTGTCCATAGCCTGTTGTTGGCGTAAATGTACACGCTAGCTGTTGCCAGTTAGTATTACCTTGAGCTACTGAGGTGATAGTTGTGCCGTTGTCGTAATCAATCGTTAGGGTTGGTTTGGTGTGAGTGCCAGCCCAGTAAGCTGAATTGTTTAGCTTGACCCAGAGTGAAACAGTCATCGTCTTGTTCTGAATATTGCCTGTTGGTATGTTCTGTTCCCAGTGCATTAAGTTTGGTGAATAAGTCGGTTCAAACCTCATCGCAAAGCCCCCAGCCGTTCGGACGGTAGTGTCAGCTAGTCCTGTGCCTGTTCTAGTAATCGTGCCGTAAGTCATAGCAGTAAAATCATAGTTAGCGGTTTGGTTGTAGTCTTGGAACCTCATTTTTGAGCCGTCCACACTCTCTCCATCGTTTTCGGTTGGTGAGTTGAGAACTGGCTTAATTACACAGTTGTCAAATAGAACTGCCGATATTGGTGAATAACTTTGGAAGTTAGAAAAAATATATTTTGTGGCAAGCTCAACTCCAAATGTGTCGTTTCTAAAAATAACATTAGTTGCTACATTAAAATTATAGAAAGAGCGGTCGGTATAATCCCAGATATTATTTTCAAACAGAATATTGGCAAATGGACCATCGTTGCGGAATATATATTGAGCACCCCAAAAATAGTTATTTCTAAAAGTTGAGTTGTAAAGACCACCACTACTTAGTAATGGTGGTCCACCATTATATACATAATTATCCTCAACTAAGGCATTTTGGACTTTGTACCAACCACCAATACCTGTCCCATAGAATATACAATCCTTGATTGTTTTTAATGCTGTTGGTGGTCCATAAAAAGTGCTACTGAATCCACCCTTAAAATTATGACAGCGTTCAGCGGTTATTGTTCTACTATTATGCCAATTTACTGTGGCATAGATAGAAGCACCTACAAATGCACTGTCTACTGTTTTCAGGTCAGTAATGTTAGCCGCACTATCGTTCCACTCACTTGTTCCACCAGTAAAATTAAAAACAGCTCTTGTTATGTATGCCCCATCAACTGTGTAACCATTACAGCCGTTCAGATAATTGGCAATGGCAGTACTATTCTCTACTATTATCTCAACTCCATAACCATTAACTCTGAAAACTTTACCGCCAGTTAGCCTTTTAGCTGAGAGTATATTTTCTAAAAATGTAATATTAGTGCCAGATATTGTATCAATTGTAAATGGTGCAGTTTCGGCAGTACCACCAGCTGTTTGAGCCTTACAGACAACCACCCTGTCACCAGGGCTCCAACCAGTTGAGTCAGTCGTAACTATGTTCTTTTGGTTAAAGTTAGCGTCTGAAGCTAGAGTAGTAACTCGTGCTGTTGGTATCTCGCCGTATAGCTGAAAACTAGCCTTACCGATATGGTTGGCTTGGCTTGCGTTGCCACCCTGACTTATGCCTGTATTAGTAGCAGTGCCTGAAGTAGCGTTTTTAATATTCACGACTGCTTTTTGTGCATAGGGTATGCGATTAGTTGAATTACCAATGTGAAAACCTGCATAAGCAGATAACACCATATAGCCGTCTATGTTCATTGTGTAGCTTGACGCTGGGGTGTCGTCCCAAACTATCATACCGTTAGCAGTTGGGTCTCTAGTAGTGCTAGTACAAGCAATCGCACAAATAGAGTTGGTGCTATCCCCAGTAGATAATAGCCCCTTAAATGTACAGTTTTGGTCAATGGTTATAGTTTCTTTAGCGATAATTACATCGTCAGTCGCATAACTAACAGCGTTATCGCACCAAGTGATGTAGCTAGGGGCGGTACCGTTAGAAGTTCGTAAAGACCAGTTGTATGCATTCCCTGTGCCTTGAGTTATTTGAAACCGCCACTTACTAGCAGTGGTATCGACAGCATATGGAGTAGCAAACTCAAACGGTATAATATATGAACTACAGTTCAAGCCTGTTGACCCACCAATTGTAATGTCTGTAACTGTTAGTGTTTTACTAGCTCTAGTTGTCCAGCTCCCAGTATTTTCTTGGAGTTCAACTGTTACATCTTTGTTTGTATAAGCCCCTGTTAGGTGTAATATCAAGCCTTTGCAGTTACCAGCATTAGCAAAAGTAACATTTATTTGTCTAGTAGTGCTCAGTGCTAACACTGTTGTGCTGTATGTAGATAAATTGTAACTTTCCGCCCTATAAAACCCACCAGCTGTGGATAAGTTAGTTGCACCATTTGAAATAATTACTGCCATTATAAATTCTCCTCGTAGCTATCACAGACTGCTTGTGCCAGTGCTGTCAGCTGTTCTTTGCCGTCAGTTGCTTCGCCATAAGTAATAAGGTTTTCCACTACTATTTCATCACCATTACTCATATCCCAAGTCATGCTCGGTTGTGTAGTCGGTTCATCTAAGTCGTGGTATCTGCGATTTATGGGTTTCATGATTGTCTCCTTATGCGTAACTTAATCCTGCTCTACCCGCCCAGTTTGCCGCGTAGTTATTCGCTCCCGAGGCATACTCACGCAGGTTTGTGGCTACTGTTCTTCGATAAATATACCACGCTCCCC